TTGCTGAACGGGCAGATTGTCCACAACGGTCACAAGATTATGACGATGTGCGCAGGCAATGCGGTCACTGTGACTGACGGTGCAGGGAATCGAAAATTGAGCAAAGAGCACGCGACCGGGCGAATCGACTTGATGGTGGCCGCGGTTATGGCTGCCGGCAAGATCACGACCACCGGCTCGAGCGAGAAATCATTCTGGGAAGTAGAAGCCGCGTGAAATTCTTTGACCGCCTGTTCGGACGCAAGGCCGCACAGCTCACATACGATCAAGTCGCGAGCCTTATCGACGGCGTCGGCGGTGGCCAAGTTGCCGGCGTCACCGTCACCGAGAAAACAGCGCTGCAAGTCGCTACCGTCCTGGCGTGCGTCAAGGTGATTGCCGACGGTTGCGCTACTCCAAGCCTCGGAGTTTTCCGCAAGGCGAAAGACGGCAGCCGGCAGCGCGCCGACAATATCCCGGAGTATCGCCTGCTGTCTCGCCGGCCGAATGAATGGCAGACGTCTTTCGAGTGGCGCCGGCAGATGACGCTGCACGCCGCCCTGACTGGCGCCGGGCTGTCCATCAAGGTCCGCGGCGACAATCGCCGGGTCCGCGAGCTTATCCCGGTGCAGCCCGGGCGGTGGGATGTCCGCAAGATTTCGCGCTACGAGGTCAGATACCGCTGCTGGGATGATTTCGGCCTGGTCGGCGAGTTCGTCCCTGATGACGTTTTCGTTCTGCATGGCGTTCAGTGGGATTGGGTTTGCTCCATGAATGCCGTATCGCTTGCCCGCTCAGCCGTTGGCCTCGCCATCGCCACCGAGCGCAGCCAGTCCGCCATGCACGCCAACGGGCTGAGGCCGGGCGGCACGTACTCGGTTGAAGGCACGCTAAACGCTGACCAGTACGCCGCGTTGACAGCGCACCTGAAGAACAAGTCGGGGCCCGACAATGCCGGCGCGCCGCTTGTGCTCGACCGCAATGCCAAATGGTTCAACACGGCAATGACAGGCGTCGACGCTCAGCATGTCGAGACTCGCCGGCTACAGATTGAAGAGATGTGCCGAGCCTACGGCGTCTTTCCGATCCTCGTCGGGCACTCCGACAAAAGCGCCACGTTCGCAAGCTCAGAAGCCTTTTTCGCCGCCCACCTGAAGCACACCTTGGCGCCATGGCACGAAGCCTGGAAGCAGCGCATCGACGAAATGTTGCTTGATGGCTCCGGCCCGCTGTATGCCGAGTTTGATACCCGCTACCTGACTGCCGGCGCAATGAAAGATCGGGCGCAGTGGGCACGCACGATGGCAGAGATGGGCATCTATACCCGCAACGAAATCAGGGACGAAGAAGGCAAAGACCCATTGCCAGGCCTCGACGAACCATTGACCCCGCTGAACATGGCTCAGGGCGATCCGTCTGCGGAGGAAATAGACGCAGAAGAGGCGCAGAAGGCCCGTCTTGAGTCGATCGAAAGCAAGCTGATTGCTCTGGAAAGCCGACCGCAACACATGCCGCAGCCTGCAGAGTCGCGCGCCGCAGAGGATGCGCAGAGGGCGCGCCTTGAGTCGATAGAGCGCCGCCTGATCACGCTTGCAGACAGGCATCAGCCGGCGCCGCAGACCACCATCGAAGTGCGTACCGACCGAATGGAAAAAGCGCTCGACTCAGCTTTGCAGGCTATGACGGCCAATTATGCAGAGCACATTAAAGGTGTTGCTGCAGAAATGCCGATCACTTTTTCCCCGACGTTCGCGCCAGTCTTCTCGCCGACAGTTGAGGCGCCTGATGTCACCTTCGAGGCAACCATTCCGCCGTCGACGGTCGTCGTCAATGGACCGCAGCGCAGTTCGCAGAAAGTCGAGCGCGATGCAGACGGCGAGATCACGCAGACTACAACGGTCTTTGAATACTGATGAGCGGCACGGGAAAGACATTGATCGACTTCGGGCCATGGCCTGGCAGCAATGAGGCCTCGGTCGTCATCGCTGGCGTCGCTGAGATCCTCGCAACAGACCATGCCGAGGCGTGGTTTATGGCTGAGGCAAGCGCAGACCACACTCCAATGGACGCTGGCGTATGGGCACACCGCCGTATCGCTGCAGACGACAGAATCAGCGAGCTTTGCCACTGCCACCACGCACGCGCCGCGCCGGGTTTGCTTGGGCTTCCAATCGGCGGCCGTTGGTACTCCGATCGGCGGCATGTACGGCCCTGACATTTACATGCCGTTCGATTCTCCGATCGTTGTCCGCCCTGGCGAGTACGTCGCCACGATGGTCAAGATCGTGGTTGGAACGGCGACTGCATCGCAGACCTTTACCTACTGCGTCACCTTCGACGGCAACTTTGAATGAGCCTGCTGCTGCGAGTCTTGGCGGCTCCTTCGCCGCCAGGCAACGGCCCGTCAGGCGGCGCCAACTGGCTGAGCGGCTACTTCCCGCGCGTCGGCTATCGGCCATCAGCGGCCAGACGCAAAGCACGCAGGAACGAATTTTTCGCCATCTTTTGAGCACATGAAAATGAACATTGAACAGCGATCTGCGATCACCAATCGCGAGACCCGCTCTTGCTCGATGCAAGTCAAGGCGGTCGGCTCGAATGGTGAAGTTGAGGGTTACGCAGCTGTCTTCGGCGTGCTCGACCACTACGATGACATCATCGTGCCTGGCGCATTTGCCGAGAGCATGGCCGCGCACAAGTCAGCCGGCACAATGCCCGCCATGCTGCGCGAGCACGCAAGCCGCGAGGCCATCGGCGTATGGACGGACATGGTTGAAGACGCCACCGGCCTTTTCGTCCGCGGCCAACTGGCCATGAATACGCAGGGCGGCAAGGAAGCCTATGAGCTGATGAAGATGAAGGCCGTCAGCGGACTGTCCATCGGGTTCATGCCGGTTCAGTGGACCTACAACACTGCCACCGACGTTCGCACGCTGACCGGAATTGACCTGTGGGAAGTCTCGCTCGTGACCTTCCCGGCAAACCCGCAGGCGCGCGTCACCAACGTCAAATCGACGCTCGAAACCATTTCAGCACCAAAAGACGCCGAGCGAGTCCTGCGAGAGGCCGGATTCAGCAAAGCCGACTCCACCGCCATTGTGGCGCGAGTCATGCGGATGGGCGAGGCGCGGAGAGAGTCCGCAGAATCGACCGCCGAAGCCTTCAAGGCAGCCACGCGGCTGCTTCAGTCCATCACTTCCAGATAAGGAATTCACCATGAACGAAGACCCGAGCATCACCTCGATTGCCAAAGCCATCGACCAGATCGGCCACGCATTCGAAGAGTACAAGCACACCAACGACGCGCGCCTTGAGGCCGTGAAGAAGGGCGCATCGACCGAGCACCTTGACGCCAAGCTGGCCGCGATGGACGCCCATATCGACGCGATCACCGAAGCCAAGAGCCGCCTGGAAAAGATCGAGACCCGCATGTCTCGCCCCGGCGCGTTCGGCGGCGATCAGAAGGCCGGCGACTCTTCCGAGTCCGTCGAATACAAGGAGGCGTTCATCGATTGGGTGCGCAGCCCAACCGACCCCGAGCGCAAGGCGGCAGTTCATGATGCTGGCAAGAAGCTGGAAACCCGGCGCCGTGCCGATGGTCGCGAGACTCGCGCCGCTCAGGTCGTCACCAGCACCGGCGCGTCCGGTGGTTTCGCGCTGCCAGAGCAGATCGAAAGCGCCATTGCCCGGCTGTCCGTCGACATCTCGCCAATCCGCCAGATTTCGACCGTTCGCATGGTCGGCACGAGTGACTACAAAGAACTGTATGACGTCAACGGCGCAGCGTTCGAGTGGCTTGGCGAAGCGGACGCACGCAACCAGACCAACACCCCGGACCTGGCAGAAGTCGCGCCGACATTCGGCATGGCCAGCGCCAAGCCGCAGGCGTCGGAAGAGTCGCTTGACGATCTGTTCTTCAACGTCGAGGACTGGCTCATCACGTCTGCTGCCGAGACCATCGCAGCCGGTGAGGGCGCCGCATTTGTCAGCGGCAACGGCACCAAGAAGCCAACCGGATTCCTTGGCGGCCCGGCCCCGCTGACCACGACGGACGCCTCGCGCGCATTCGGCACGCTGCAGTACATAGCCAGCGGACAGGCTGCCGCGCTGCCGACGACGCCGGACACGTTTTACGACATCGTCTACGCGCTGCGTGCACGCTACCGTGCAAATGCCGTTTGGGTCACGTCCAAGCTCGTGCTTGCGGCTCTGCGCAAGTACAAGGAAGCCACGACCAACGCTTATATGTGGCAGCCGGGCCTGGCCGCCAAGCAGCCGGATACCTTCATTGGCTTCCCGGTGGTTGAAGCTGAGGACATGCCGGCCGTCGGTGCTGGTAACTTCTCGCTGGCGTTCGG